GATGCGGTTAACAAAGCGTTCATCTCAACTAACCTACCAAACATTACGACAGTTGCTGGGATTGCTAGTGATGTCACTACGGTAGCAGGGCTTTCATCTGATGTTACGGCTGTTGCGGCTGATGCTACTGACATCGGTACAGTAGCCACAAACATTTCGAGTGTGAATACGGTTGCTACAAATATTGCTGATGTGATTACCGTAGCCAATGACCTCAATGAAGCCATCTCTGAAATCGAAACTGCCGCTGATGATTTGAATGAAGCAGTATCAGAGATTGATACGGTTGCTCAGAATATTGCCAATGTTAACACGGTTGGTGGTATCTCTTCAGATGTCACCACAGTGGCTGGCATTGCGGCTAATGTTACTACCGTTGCAGGGGTCTCTACAGATATTCCTTCAGTAGCCGCTATTGCCAGTGATGTTTCTCTGGTAGCCGCTGATGCAACAGACATCGGGATTGTAGCAAGTGACCTCAACGGCACAGACGATATTGGTACAGTTGCGGCTAACATTGCAAATGTAGGGACTGTAGCCACAAATAACGCCAATGTCACAGCCGTAGGGACTGCTATTGCTAATGTGAATACGGTGGCTGGCAACACAACGAACATTAACACCGTTGCGTCAAACACCACAAACATCAATGCAGTTGCGGCAGATGCAACAGACATCGGAACAGTCGCCACAAACATTGCTAATGTAAATGCAGTCGGTGGGGACATTGCCAATGTCAACACAGTCGCATCCAACCTAACAGACATTAACGCTTTTGCAGATACCTACTTCATTTCTGCAACAGCACCAGCAAGCCCAACACAGGGTGACCTCTGGTTTGACACTGACCCTGCATCTCTGGTGATGAAGGTCTATGATGGTTCAGGCTGGGTAAACGCTGGTTCATCCGTCAACGGCACATCAGAGCGTCAGACATATACAGCGACAGGTGGACAGACTACCTTTGCCGCTACCTATGATGCTGGCTATGTGGATGTCTACCTCAACGGTGTGAAACTGATTGATGGTTCTGACTTCACTGCAACTAGCGGTTCAAGCATTGTGCTGTCCACAGGGGCAACCGCTGGTGATACCGTAGACATTGTGGCCTACGGGACATTTACTTTGCAATCTACAGGATTGAATGACCTGTCAGATGTAAGCACTGCTGGTGCAACTAGCGGTCAGGTGTTGTCTTACAATGGCGCAAGTTGGTCAGCATCAACTCCATCTGTACCTACGCTGTCCAGCCTTGGCATTGATAACCACGATGACATTACTGTAGATGCAAGCGGCAATGTTAGTATAGGCCGAACCACGCCTGTATCAAATACTGATGATGGAGTAGGTATTGGTGCTGACGGTTATGTGTATGCAACAAGAGACAATAATGTCCCACTGTTTCTGAACCGTAATACAACCGATGGTGAGATTGTCAGTCTACGGCGTGGTGGGACGGTTGTTGGGTCGATTGGGTCACGGTCTGGTGTTGTCAGTTATATTGCACTTGACCCTAGAACTTCTGGGGTTAATGGCGCAGGTTTATCAGGGGGGTCTGTATCTTCTACTGTAGGTGAAATCCGTCCAACAGACGGTGCTGGCACACTAGACGATGGTGCTATCAATTTAGGTAGCAGTACCAACCGCTTCAAAGACCTCTACCTATCCGGCGGTGTCTACTTAGGCGGCACTGGTTCGGCTAATTATCTGGATGACTATGAGGAGGGGACTTGGACGCCAGCAATTTATTATCAAAACGCTAATGACCAAACCAATAGTAACAATGATGTTCAAGCCGGAAAGTACACTAAAATAGGTAATATTGTTATAGCTACTTGTTATCTAAAATGGGACGCAACAGATTCTAGAGCGGTTGATAATATTGGAGTAAACGGTTTTCCTTTTGCCGCCACAACACAAACTTCGGATAGTGAAACTAGATGGTTAGCCCCTGTTTACCTTACTGGCACAAGCTACCCTCAAGGGGATTCGCAAGTAATGGTTGTTTTGTATGGTGGTGGAACGCTTGGTACTTTTATTACGGCAAATAGTTCAGGTAATCTAGGTTATGCTATTGGGCAAAACCTCAATATGGAAGCAAAATTTACAATAACATATCATGTAAACACCTAACCTGATTGGACATCAGGTCGGACAGTCCAGCCAAAGGAGATAAAAATGGCACTAACAGAAGAAACAATCCAAGACAAAATCGAAATCGTGCAACCGCACTCAATGGTGCAAGTACGCACCGCAACGGTCATTAAGCGTGATGGAGTTGAAATCAGCCGTAGCTTTCACCGGCACACGGTAGCACCTGACGCTGACATCACAGGCGAAAGCGCAGAGGTTCAGGCTATCTGTGCGGCGGTACATACGCAGGACATTAAGGATGCTTATGCCGCTTTTGTGGCACAGCAACAGGCTGAGATGTCCCCTGTTGTTGAAGGGGGTGCTGAATGACACGAGCAAGAGATATAGCAAACCTCGTTGATGCCAACGGGGACATTGTTGCAGGGGCGTTAGATAATGTCCCTGCTTCTGATGTAGTAAACGATACTACTCCCCAACTGGGGGGTGACTTACAGTCCAATGGCAACGATGTAACCTTTGGCACAAACGATGCGGCTGTTTTTGGTTCAAGCACAAATCTTAGAATCTATAATGATGGCTCAAATTCTATCATTGAAGAGGGTTCTGGTACTGGTGACTTGTTCCTAAGAGGCACAAATAATGTGTATATGCAAGTAAGCACTGATGGTGCAACTTGGGAAAATGCTATTCTTTGTGACGCTGATGGCGCAGTAAGGCTTCGTTACAATAACTCTAATAAATTGGAAACCACAGGTACAGGCGTTGATGTCACAGGCACAGTTACGGCTGATGGCGCAACTATTGATGGGGCTAGAGTTCTTGTACAAAGAGCAAATGATGATTCAACTATAGTTTTTGCTAACAATGCTTCAGGAACACCCTCAAGTCATACTTGGGCGGCAGGGTTGGATTACTCAAACTCCAACGCATTTACAGTTGCTTATGCTAACACTGGTGTTCCATCGTTAACATCACAGCCAAAACTTGTTGTTGATACATCAGGAAACCTCACTGTTACTGGTAACATTTCTGCTGGCGGTGGGCTTGGTAAGGTTCTACAAGTCGTGGCTAATTATGACAGTTCCACATACAGTCTAAGTTCTTCTGGATATTTCGGGCCAAGTGTAACCATCACTCCATCAAGCACCAGTAGTAAACTGCTTATCTTGGCGATGTATTCTGCTGGTAACTCAAATAACAACGGTGGTGTAAAGATAGTTCAGAATGGTAGTGTCTTTATGCCCAATCTATCAAATGCTTATCAGGGGGGTTCGTCGTCTTACAACGGCGCATTTAACACTGGTGACGATAGCTGGGGGGCTGCATCTGCCTATATGATAAGACCAGTTCATGTGCAATATCTTCACTCACCAAATTCAACCAGTGCGCTGACTTATCGTGGTTATTGGCACATGGGTAGCAGTGGCAGTCTATACCTAAACCGACAAGAAGTAGACAATGGCGGTAGAGCCTTTAGCCACATGACAGTTATGGAGATTGCCGGATGATTTACTATAGCAAATTTGATGCAATCCGTGCGCTTATGCCTAACGCTTTTCTGCATGAAATTGACGGAGAGATTACTTGGTTTTTGGATGCTGAAGGAACTGAAGGCAGACCAGAAGATGCGCCAACGGATGCAGAGATTGATGCAAAGTTGGCTGAACTACAGGCTGGTGCTGGGTTAGCTGAATTGCGTATCGAAAGAAACGCCATGCTTGCCCAGACAGACATCTGGGTTCTGCCAGACCGTACACCAACGCAAGCACAGTTGGATTACCGACAGGCTCTTCGTGACATCACAGAAACCTACACATCACTAGATGATGTCGTATGGCCTACAAAGCCATAGGGGGTGTAGATGGACGACACTCAAGCACAACTAGAAGCACATGAACGAGAATGTGCGATTCGATACGGGTATGTTCAAGATAAACTTGACGCACTCGACAAACGGATGTGGCGACTTGAAGCCATGATTATGGGGTCAACGGTAATCATCGTTGGCCTTGCCGCATCCCTTCTTATGAGGATGTAACTATGATACCCGTACCTGTAGTAGATGCTATTCAGGTAGCACTACTGGTCACTATCTTGATTGTGATGATGAAGAAATGACACACGCTTTTCTGCTCTTTGTTTACCTTGGGGTAGGGGCAGAAAAGAATTTAGTTAGCAACGATATGTATTTCTACGATATAGACCGTTGCAACTATTTTGCCTCACGCATCACCCGTGAGTACGGCAACTCGTACTACTACAAGGGTTCAAATATCACCGCTTACTGCCTACCTAAACTTGTGGGGAAAGATGTAAGGATTTACGAATAGGGGGGACTGCTATGTTGGCAGAATTGGCGGCGGCAAATGCGGCTTTTTCCATTATAAAACAAACACTTGCTAACGGAAAAGAACTCGCATCGGCTGGTAAAGCCATTGCACAATTCGTAAATGCTGAAGAAGAACTACAGAGCAGAGGAAATCGCAAGAAGAACTCGTTTTGGCGCAAAGTAGGGGGCAGTGCTGGTGATGATTTAGAAGAATTTATGGCCTTAGAAGAGGTTCGGAACAAGAAAAAAGAACTCGAACAGGCCATGATTTACTACGGAAGGCCGGGTCTTCACGGAGATTGGGTTAGATTCCAAGCAGAAGCACGGAAGCGGCGTCAAGATGAGGCTGTCGAACGGAAGCGGAAGCGTGAACAAACCCTAGAAATCATCCTAATCACAGGCTTATGCGTCCTCGCTGGCTCTATTGTGCTTTACTTCCTGTGGTTATTAACCATAGCCGTGAGGTCACAATAAAATGACACCTGAACAAATCCTTAAATTAAAACTACTTCCCCGGTTTATGATGTTCTGCGTCACCCTAATGGCGTGGAATGTAACATCATGGTTTATGGAGTTGGGCATTACCGCAACCACACAACAAACGGCATTCGTAAGTACGATTTGTGGTTGTTTTTCAGGGATGTTCGCCGTTTGGTTAAACCATGAGGGTAAGAAATAATGTTAGAATCTTTAATCGCTCCTGTAGCTGGCATCTTAGATAAGTTTATCGAAGACAAAGACCAGAAAGCTAAGTTGGCGCATGACATTGCGACTATGGCAGAACGCCATATGCACGAAGCAAACATGGGGCAAATAGAAATCAATAAGGCTGAAGCGCAACATAGGTCTATGTTTGTCGCTGGTTGGAGACCCTTCCTTGGCTGGGGGCTTTCCTTTGCAATGCTATGGCACTTTGTCTTAGCCCCAGTGACTATGTTTGGATTTGCCTATGCCGGGATGCCAGCCCCTGACCTACCTACATTCGATATGGACAGCCTTATGACTGTTCTACTAGGGATGCTTGGGTTGGGCGGTTTGCGTACCGTAGAGAAACTAAAAGGGAAGACTAAGTGATGAAACTAAATGAACTTATGGAAGCCCTACACACTGAACTAGGGCAGAAACTACTGGAACGCATCCGTGACCCAGAGGTAAAAGCCTCTGACCTCAATGTTGCTCGTCAATTCCTGAAGGACAACGACATCACTGCTATCCCAGCCGAAAGTAATGTACTTGCACAGCTTTTAGAAGAATTGCCGTTTGATGACGAATCAGACCGCTTACAGTAGCCTGGGCTACTCCCCTACCTGACACCTACCTAGACCCCCCTCAGTGGGGCTTAAATCGCTATTAAACACACATTAAGGAACAAGATAACTATGTCTGAAGAATTAGATTCTTTGTATGAAGAAATTAAGGCCACCGAAGAGCGTCTAAGCGAACTACGGAAAGAGTACCGTGAGCGTAAGACCGCTGGCCTGAAAGCGGCTGTTGAGGCTCGTAACGAAGCTGAGAAGGCTGTCAGGGAAGAACTAAAAGCATTGGGCTTTGCAACACCATACGAGGTATTTCGCTCATTTAGGAGTTGGTAATGTCGCTATATAGAAACATGAATGCCCGAAAGAAGGCTGGCACAAGTCGGTCTAAAAAGAAATCAACCATTTCCCCAGAGGTTTATCGGAAGATGAAACTCAAGAAGGGCGGCTTTAAGCCTAAGAAGTAATGCAAAAATTTACTGTTGATGTTGTTGACTACAAGGAAAACGAAGACGGCTCTGCTCTGGTACAACTAGAGATGTGTGAGACAGCTAAGTCCATACTCATTGCCGCTGGTTTTATTTCAATGCTACAGCAAAACATTTCTGCTATCGGAGACACAGATGGGATACAAGAAGAAACCTAAAAAGAAATGATTGAAGGCGACAGTTTGTTGTGGTGGCAGTGGTGGCTACTCATAGCGATTACAGTTAACACCACAATAAATGTCATAGTTTTCTTTAGACATAGATTTAGGAAGAGCAGAGATGGCTAAGTATAAAGGCAAAACGGTTACCCTAAATAAACCGATGAGGATTTCAAAGGGCGAACCCGGACACGGCAGGAAGAAATCCAAAGTCTATGTCAAGAAGGGCAGTCGGGTTGTCAAGGTTATGTTTGGTGACCCCAAGATGACTATTAAGAAGAACCAACCGGGGCGCAGAAAGAACTTTAGGTCAAGGCATAATTGTGCCACTGCCAAAGATAAAACTACGGCTCGTTACTGGAGTTGTAAGGCGTGGTAGATAATAGAATCAAGGACTTCAAGAACTTCCTTTATTTGGCATGGAAGCACTTGAACCTTCCCCACCCTACACCTTTACAGTACGACATCTCAGATTATCTACAGGATGAGTCTGAACGAAGGGTAGTTATCGAAGCATTCCGTGGCGTTGGTAAGTCATGGATTACATCGGCCTATGTCTGTCACCAACTATTGCTGAACCCACAGAAGAACATTTTGGTGGTGTCAGCTTCAAAGACAAGGGCAGATGATTTCTCTACATTTACCCTCAGACTCATCCATGAGATGCCTATTCTGGCGCACCTCAAGCCCAAAGATGGGCAACGGATGTCTAAGATTAGCTTTGATGTTGCCCCTGCGAAAGCCTCTCATGCACCATCAGTTAAATCTCTGGGTATCACAGGCCAGCTAACAGGTAGCCGTGCTGACCTGATTATTGCTGACGATGTGGAGTCTGCTAACAACTCTCAGACACAGATGATGAGAGACAAACTAGCAGAGACCATCAAGGAATTTGAGGCTATTATCAAGCCGGGTGGACGGATTGTCTTTCTAGGTACACCCCAGACAGAGATGTCTATCTATAACCTCTTGGATGAGCGTGGGTACAAAACCCGTATCTGGCCTTCTAGGTATCCCGATGACAGACTAAAGGTAGCTTTCGGGTACAAACTAGCACCTATTATTGCAGATGATGATACCCAAGAGGGTAAACCTACTGACCCTCTGAGGTTTGACAGTGATGACCTTATCGAAAGGGAAGCATCCTATGGAAAATCTGGTTTCGCTCTTCAATTCATGCTGGATGTTAGCCTCTCAGACGCTGACAAGTATCCTCTTAAACTTAATGACTTTATGGTCATCTCTGGTTGCTCTAGTTGGACTGATGCCCCAGTAAAAGTACAGTGGGCATCGGGTAAGGAACAGTTAGATTCCGTTAAGCACCTACCTAATGTGGGGCTGAAGGGAGACTATTGGTGTTCCCCTATGACCATATCTAACGAGACAGCCCCGTGGGATGGCTCTGTGATGTCTATAGACCCGGCTGGTAGAGGTAAAGACGAGACAGCCTATACCGTAGTCAAGATGCTGAAAGGACAGTTGTACCTGACAGCCGCTGGTGGCCTACAGAACGGGTACTCAGAAGAAAGCCTAGAGGTTTTAAGCCGGGTAGCCAAGCAACAGAATGTCAATAAGATTGTGGTAGAGAGTAACTTTGGTGACGGTATGTTTACCCAGTTGCTGAAGCCAGTGTTGACTAGGGTTCACCCTGTCAGCATTGAAGAGGTGAGACACAACACCAATAAAGAAAAGAGAATGATAGACACACTAGAGCCTATCCTCAATCAGCACAGACTTGTGGTGGATGAGAAGGTAATATTGCAGGACTATCAATCTGAAGTAGACCTAAAGTACAAACTATTTTATCAACTTACCCGTCTTACCAGAGACAGAG